ACAGACCATATGGCGGTGCTGATGAAAATGCGGTTTATCCAACTGGCACATATAATCACATTAGTTTATTTGAATTTATTATTAGTCAACAAATACCAGAAATGAAAACTATTGATTTCTTAACTGGCATATTTAAAACGTTTAATTTAACCGCTTATGTTGAAAAAAATACTGGGGATATAATTGTAAAAACTTTAGATGAGTTTTATACTGATGGAGGTTCTTATGATATTACAAAATACGTTGACAATAGTAAAAGTTCTGTTAATATATCTTTACCATATAGGGAGATAAATTTTGAACACGAAGATACAAAAACATTTTTAGCAGCAAATCATTCTCAAAAATTTGGTAAAACTTGGGGTAAAGAATCTTATGTAGGTGGCGAGAAATTAGATGGTGGAATCTATAATATTAAAACACCATTTGCACAATTAAAATATGAGCGTTTAGTTGATGAAGCAAACGGAAATCAAACAACCGCACAAGTAGGTTATTTTATAGATGATAACCAAGAGAGTTATTTTGGTAAACCATTAATATTTTACCCTATTAGACAGTCAACAAATACAACAACTATATCTTTTGTGTTAAGTGAAACAAACCACCAACCACAAACTATTTACAATATACCATCAAATAGCGTTTATTTAAGTAGAATGAATGGAACGCAAAACATAAACTTTTATGCGGAATTAAATGAATATACTGGAACAAATGATTTTACAGATACTTTATTTGAAGTGTTTTATAAAAATTACATTACAAGCGTATTCAACCCAAGAAACAGAATCACAAAAGTAAGTGCTTATTTGCCGATGAAAATATTATTAAATTACACTTTAGCAGATAGGTTTATAGTGGGAGACCATCAGTATAAAATAAATTCAATAACAACTAATTTCAAAAATGGTAAATCTGAAATTGAACTATTAAACGACTTATGATAAAAGAAATATTAGACTTATTAAAAGAAACAAAATGCAGCTCATATGTGGTGCAGTTAGCAAAAGGGAAAAATAAGTTTCCAGATAGTTTTAAAGAATTAATTAAAAGACAAAAACAAGATAGAAGATGGAAAAAATAGTTGTTGACTTAGAGGTAAAAACAAATAAGGGGATTAAGGATGTTGAAAAACTTAAAAAAAACCTAAAAGAGGTAAACAAAGAAACCCAAAACGTAAAAAAATCAGCTAAAGAAAACGGAGAAGCATTAAACCAAATGAGTGGCGGTGCTGTTGGTCGGTTGAGGGGCTTAAAGAGTGGGATTGGAGGAGTTGTAAAAGGCTTTAAAAGTTTGAAGTTTGCAATTATGGCTTCTGGAATTGGAGCTTTGTTACTCGCTGTTTTGGCAGTTGGTAAGGCTTTTACAAGTAGTGAAGAGGGGCAAAATAAGTTTGCTAAAATTATGGGCGTTATAGGGTCGGTCGTTGGAAATCTTGTGGATGCGTTCGCTGATTTAGGCGAGGGTATTATTGCGGCAGTGGAAAACCCTGCAAAGGCTTGGGATAGTTTTACAAATAAACTAAATGCAGGTTATCAATTTATTAAAAGTCAAATAATTGACAGGTTTGGCGGTGCTTGGAAAGTTTTAAGCGGTGGTATTCAGGCGGGTATTTTAAAAATGCGTATTGCTTGGAATGAATTTACAGGGGACTCGGAAGAAGCGGATGCTTTAAAGGACGAATTAGAAGATGTTAACGCTAAAATTATTGAAGGTGCAGAACAAATAAAAAAAGCAAATAACGCTGTTCTTGCGGTTTATAAAGAAGTAAAGAAAGCTATAACCTCAGTAATCGACGAAGTTGTAAGAGAGGGTGTAATAGCTGCAAAAATAGCCGACCAAAGAGCAAAGGCTGACAAGTTAGATAGAAAAATAATTACTGATAGAGCAGAAGCAAATAGAAAAAGAGCTGAATTATTAGACAAGGCAGTTCAAAAAGAAAAGTTTACAGCAAAAGAAAGGATAGCTTTTTTAACCGAAGCTGGTAGAATAGAAGACGAAATTACAGCCAAAGAAGTTAAGGCAGCAAAATTAAGGTACGATTCAAAAGTAGCAGAAAACGCTTTGTCTAAATCGACCAAAGAAGACTTATTGGAAGAAGCTAATTTAAAAGCTAATTTAATTAATTTAGAAACGGCAAAGCTATCAAAACAAAAAGCAGTATCTGCTCAAATTGTAGGGGCTAAAAGAGAAGAAGCAGCTGAAATAAAAGCGATTGAAGACAAGGCTATTGCAGATAAAAAAGCAATTCAAGAACTTGAAGCAAATACGGAAGAAGAAAAAAGAGCTTTAGCACTACAAAAAGAAAAGGAAAAATTTGACGAAGCTATCGCTTTAGCAATCGAGCAAGGATTATCAACCGAAGAACTTGAAAGAAGTCAAAAAGAAAGCATCCAATTAATGCGAGATGGTTTTGCTGAAATAGACAACGGTAGGGATATAAAAGCAGCAGCAGACAAAAAAGTAATTGACGATAAAGCTGTTGCGGATGCTAAAGTGATTTCAGATGCAAAAATAGATATTGCCAAAAAAGAAGAGGCGGCAAAAAAAGCGTCACTTAACGGGTATGCATCTGCGTTGAGTAGTATATCTGGTGTTTTGGGACAGCAAACAGAAGAGGGTAAGGCTATTGCAATAGCATCATCTTTGGTTAATACATATGCTTCTATAAGTGGTCAATTAAAAGCGTTCTCTGGTGTTCCAGTTCCGGGTTATGCTATTGCTCAAGCGATTGCAACTGGTGTAGTTGGTTTTGCAAATGTTAAAAAAATAGCAAGTGTAAAAATACCTAAATCTTCTGGCGGTGGTGGTGGTGGAGCAAGTGGCTCTGCTCCAAGTATTCCATCTGCACCTCCAGCGTTTAATGTTGTTGGAGCAAGCGAAACAAGTCAATTAGCTGATTCTATCGGTTCACAATCACAAGAACCAACGAGGGCTTATGTAGTTTCTGCTGATGTTACAACTTCACAGGAAATGGATAGGAACACGATTGAAGGTGCATCAATTTAAATACAAACAAAATATAAAATATTAACTTAAAAGTATTATATAATTATGAAAATGATTGAATTAATTTTAGATGAAGATGAAGCAATTGGAGTTGAGGCTATTTCAGTAGTTGAAAGCCCAGCGATTGAATCTGATTTTATAGCACTTAATAAGCAAGAAATTAAACTTACGGAGATAGACAAAGAGAAACGTTTATTAATGGGTGCTTTGTTAATCCCACAGAAGCCGATATACAGACGAAACGGAAAAGATGAGTACTATATATTCTTTTCAAAGAAAACTGTTGCAAGAGCATCACAAATGTATTTGCAGAATGGCAACCAATCAAATTCAACATTAGAACACGAATCTGAATTAAAGGGTTTAACATTGGTTGAAAGTTGGATTGTTGAGGACAAGGCAAAAGATAAAACTGCTTTGTATGGTTTGGATGTACCAGTTGGAACTTGGATGGGTTCGGTTAAGGTTGATAATGATGATATTTGGAATGACTATGTAAAGACTGGTAAAGTAAAAGGTTTCTCAATAGAGGGTTATTTTGCTGACAAATTAGAACGACCAAACGAAGAACTAAAAGAAGATTTATCTGCTGAAGAAAAGGTAATTAAAGAACTTAAAAAACTATTATCATAATGAGCAGAGCGGTTTATTGTAAGTGCAAAAATACATATTCAATTGAGTGTAAAACCAATCAAGGGAAAGAATGCAATGCACCAGAATATTGGAAGCAAGGAATAGGTAGGATAAACGCAATAGAAGAAGAAAACTAATAACGAAAATGCAAAATTTAATTTAATCTTTATTATATAACTATGAACACAAATCAAACATTAAACAAAGTTAGAACTTTGCTCGGTATCGAAGTGAAGTTAGAACAAATGAAACTTGATAATGGTGCGGTTTTAGAAGCCGAAGCATTTGAAGTTGGTGCAGAAATCTTTGTCGTTGCAGACGAAGAAAGAGTTGCAGTACCAATTGGAGAATATGTTACTGCTGATGGAATGACAATCGTTGTTGCAGAAGAAGGAATTATTGCTGAAATTAAAGAAGCTGGAGCAGAAGAAGAAGCACCAGTTGAAGAGGAAGCACCAGTTGAAGAAGAAGTTGTTGAAGAAGATTTATCAACAGAAACAGCTACACCAAAAAAGGTAATCGAATCAGTAAGCAAAGAAACTTTCTTTTCTGAAATCGAAAAATTAAGAACTGAAATCGCTGAATTGAAACTTGCAAAGGTTGAGGTTGAAGTTGAAGAAGTATCTGTTGAATTATCTTCTGATGAGGTTGAGGGGATTTCTCACAATCCAGAAAACGGAACTGCAAAAAAAGAGTTAAACCTTTACTCGCAAAAAGGTAAGAATACAACAATGAATAGAATTTTTAACAAACTAAACAAATAAAAAAAATGAGTTTATCAATCACACGTACTTACGCTGGGGAATTTGCTGGGAAATATGTTTCTGCTGCACTTTTATCTGGTAACACAATTGCAAACGGATTAATCGAGGTTAAGCCAAATGTAAAATTCAAAGAAGTTTTAAAAAGAGTTAGCTTATCTGGTGCTATCGCAAACGCAACTTGCGATTTTAATGATGCTGGAGCAGTTGTTTTAACTGAAAGAATTATCGAGCCAAAAGAATTACAAGTAAATTTAGAGTTATGTAAAACTCCATTCCAATCAGATTGGGAAGCTATCTCAATGGGATATTCTGCACACGATAATTTACCATCAACTTTTTCTGATTACTTTATCGGATTAATGGCTGGAGAGATTGCTCAACAAACAGAACAAGACATCTGGAGTGGAACTGCTGGTGCTGGAACATTTGATGGTTTTGCTACATTATTAACTGCTGCTACTTTACCAGTTGGACAAGACATTACTGGAGTTGCTGTTACTGCTGCAAACGTTATTGAAGAATTAGGAAAGGTTGCTGATGCAGTACCATCTTCTTTATACGGAAACGAAGATTTATATATTTATGTATCTCAAAACGTATGGAGAGCATACAAGAGAGCATTAGGCGGATTCCAAGCAGATGGAAAAGGTGGAAACGGGTCAATGGCATTAGGAACAAACCAAGATATCGATATTCAGTACTTCGATGGAATCAAGGTTGTATGTGCAAACGGATTAGCTGATGATACAATGGTATCAACTTTGAAATCTAACTTATATTTCGGAACTGGTTTATTAAACGACCAAAACGAAATCAAAGTATTGGATATGGCTGATTTAGACGGTTCTAAAAATGTGAGATTTATCGCACGTTATACGGCAGCAGTTCAAATTGCAATATTGGAAGATGTAGTTTTCTACTCTTAATATCAAATAATTAATAAATAAAAAGGGGTGGTGGTTAATCTACTCACCCCTTTTTTTATAACCTTAAAAAAATATATACACTATGGCTTGTTTACTTACATCTGGTAGAGCGTTACCTTGTAAAAGTTCTGTTGGTGGCTTAAAAGCGGTTTATTTCGCTGATTACGGTACATTAGGAGATGCTACAATTGTAGCGGGAGAGATTACAGCAGTTGCTGGAACTCCAGACTTTTTCAAATACGATATCAAAGGTTCTTCATCTTTAGAAACTGCAATAACCAGTTCAAGAGAAAATGGAACAACTTTTTATACACAAACATTAAATTTAACTTTGACCACATTGGACAAAGCGACACAAGAAGAAATCAAATTATTGGCTGCTGCAAGACCTCACGTTGCTATTGAGGACTATAATGGAAACTTCTTTTTAGTTGGATTAGAACATGGAGCAGAGGTTACTGGAGGTACAATCGTATCTGGTGCTGCAATGGGGGATTTATCTGGTTTCACTTTAACATTGGAAGCAATGGAAACTTCTCCAGCGAATTTCACAGTTTCAACTGTTGTTACAGCAAATGAAAGTGTTACACAAATAGACCCAAATGCGTAATTAATTACTTTGGTTTTTATTAAAAATTAGGCAATCTTAATCGGTTGCCTTTTTTTGGCTTAAATAAATAAAAATACTATTATTTAGTATTATATATATATG